AAATGGGGACGTCAAACATCTGTTTAGTGCCCGCGACACCGGCTTGAGCTCGAGGCGGCATGGCCTAGTCCGGATCCTCGTAAGGGTCGGGGAGCCGGCCCACGTAGACCGAGACGCACTCGCGCATCGTGCGGGTGTACTCGTTCAACTTGGTTTCCGCCTCACCGTAATTTTGCGCGTTGTGTTTGGCGAGGTAGGCCGCATAGAACTTGATCGGGTCCTGATTGACCACTGGAATCACATCCACCGTGGTGGTGTCCCCCGTCACATAGGGAGTGGGCAAAATCACCGAGTCGATTTCCACCGGGTAGGACTGATCCGGCGGCGGGGCGATGAAAAACGAATTATCCCCGTACTTGGCCCAGGCCGCCGGCTGTCGTTGGTAGGAGCTCGCCAGGAACGGACGCCACCAGGCCGAGAAATTGCGGAACGGCGACCATTTCAGCGCATACCGCTCAGTGCCCCACAGCGGCGAAATGTTGAGCACGTCATAGGTGTTGATGTTGACCACACCGATGGCGACCGAGGCGCCCGTGCCCGTGGCGTCGCTGATCGTGGCGGTAGGGGCACTAGAGTAGCCGCTACCGAAAGAGGAAAACGAGATAGTGTTGACCGCACCGCCGCTGACTCCCAAGGTCGCGGCTACACCACTGCCTCCACCGCCACTGAAACTCAATGTGGGTGCCGTGTAGCCGGAACCCCCCGCCACGATGATCCCGCCCGAGGCCTGGCCGTAGAAATATTGCTCGATCCCGGCCGTGAAGTACGCTGTCTGCAGGGTGCGAAGGCACCCTGTGTCCATGACGATCTTTTTGCGCGCCTCGTTGATGTACCCGTCGATCTGCGGAATGGACCACTTATCGGCATTCGGGTCGTGGAGCTGATCCAGTACCTGAAATTCATAGGTACCTGGCGTGGTCGAGGGCCCGAGAGTGGTCATTCACTCACGCAATCTCGGTGGTGTCCACGTCCCGTTTCATCGCGGCGGCCAATGCCGAGCGGGGCGCCATGACGGCTTCCTCGAACACGAAGCGCGCGAGTTGCTTCACCCCTTCGGGGTTATCCTCGTATTGCTTGCCCTTCTCATTCAAGCGCACCGCCCAGCCCAAGCGGACAAGAATATCGGTCTTGTTTTCCAGGCCATAACCCAACATGTGTTGAGCGGCGGCCTCCGACACTAGCACCGGTTCGCCTGGGGGAAAGAGGAATTCCTCCCCGTTGAACTTGTCCATGTGCGGTTCGGGATTGCGATTCGTGACGTAAACACTGCCCATAGGTCAACTCCGGGTGTGAGTGGTGAATCCGGTGGCCGGTAGCGGCAGCGCTCGAGGCGCCGACGTTCCCGGCCACGCATTAGAAGGTTTGCAGCTTCACGACATCATTCTGCCCGTTGACACCGAACACCGAGGCGTTGGCGGTGGAGGGCGCCGCGGTGCCGTTCGGAATCGCGGTGTAGGTCGGAACGGCCTGGAAATTGACCCCCGCGAAGGGGCCCGCCAGGGCCGGCACGCCGGTGAGCGTCGTGATGTTCAGGGGCGGAGGTACCGGGATTGACAAACCCTTGTCATACATCGGATTGGTGTACACCGCATTGCCTCCTACGATCCCACCGTTGATGACGCCTCCCGGGGCGGTGCCGTATCCCGCCCCGGCAGTGCCGGTAACGGCGCCGCCCAAGGTGAAATTCATGATGGCCGTCACCGTGGGCGCCGGGTTCGAGGTGCCGCCGAAGGTGAAGGTGGGCACCGCAGTGAGCCCCGTGCCGTAGAAGGCCGGCCACATCATGGTGACCGTGCCGGAACCCACCTGGCCGTTGTTCGCCGCGATCCAGCCGATGACCGCGCCACCGCCGGTCAGATCCCCGGGTTGCGGGACCACCGTGATGCCGGGAAGACCGAGCAATCCGGCACCCTGGCTCGTGACGGTGATCGAGGAAATGGCGCCGCCCGAAATCGCGCACACCGCGGTGGGCAGGATATAGGGCTGCTGGCCCTGGCCCGGTGGGGGCGAAAAAACGATGAGCGGCGGGCGCACGTAGTTCGATCCCGCGGAGGCCGCAACACCCCCCGTGGTCGCACCGAAGGTGCCCGTGACTCCGTAATTGCCGTTGTAGATCGTGCCGGCGAAGGACAGGGTGGTGTTGATGGCCCCGCCCACGATCGCATTCCACAGCGAGCCGCCCGCCGAGGGGGTGATGGTGAACACCGCATTGCCCGCGGTGTACTGCCCATTCTGGATGGTGACCGCGGCGCCGATCGAGGCAATCGCGTTGCTGGTAAAACCGTTGTAGCCGTAGAACCCGTTGGTGCCGGCGGAGCCTGCCGCAGTGATAAGTGCACCAATCGGACAGCCGGTGGTGTTCGCAATGCGATAGTTCACCCCGTCCGAGGAAATCGTGTTGAGCGACTGGGGCAAAACGTTCAGGTTCTGCCAGTAATTGAGGCCGTCATCGTACATCTGCAGCACGGTGTATTGGCCGAGCCCCAGGAAATACTGGCCCGTCATCGGATTGTTGGCCGCGAGCTGCGGAGAGTACACCGCACCGAATCCGCCGATGATGCCCTGACCGGTGGGCAGGGCCATCACTTCCCCGGGCGCCAGCGCAATCGGCGCCATGGGGTAGTTGTTCGATTGGCCCGAAATTTTGTTGAAAGGCATGGCAATGGCCTCAGATAGACACGAACGTGAACCCGGTGACCACGGTGGTCACCTTGGGCTTGGCGAGCACGAGCTCGAGCAGTGAGAGCACCGCTCCGATGTACCCGATCTGGTTGTTGGACAGCGTGGATTCGAACCCGGTGAAGGCGAAAGCCGCCCGCTCATGGATGTAGAAAGCCATGTACCCGGAATTGAGGAGGTACAGCGTCCCCTCCGGCACATACGGATCCATGTAGATCGGCACCCCGGAAACCATGCACGCGCGGAACGCCGAGCGCGCGCCCCAAGGCTCGTCGTCAAAACCCTTTTCCGGCGTGATGACGTAGGACTCATTGTTGGTGATGAATTCGTTCTGCAGCGTTTGCCACGTTGCGCACCCCATGACCCCGAAGGTGGGTAGCTCGCCACCGTACTTGAAACAACCGGTGATGTACTGCGCGACGATCGCGCGCGTCGGATTCACCGCGCCCGCGGCGTACCGCTTGGCTTTCAGCCACGGATTGGTGGTGCGCGACTGGTTGCCGTATATCACCGAGTTCGTGCCATCGTCCACCGCCGCCGGGAGCCCGATGATCTGGGTGGTGTTCGAGACATTGTTGAGCAAGGCCGTGGCCACACCGTCGCAATAGACGTTGCCGGCGTCGTTCATACGCGCGCCGAGCAACGGAATGATCTCGTGCGCGTCCTGAATGATCCCCTCGAACCCGAGGTAGGGGATCGGAATCACCGCACCCTTCAAATTGAACTCGAGGTTCGTGACCGCCGGCTGAATCGCGGGTTGGTTGAATGAGCCATCGTAGCCCACCCACTGCATGTTGACGAACTGCGCGCCCTGCGCGGGGATCGTGACCGAGGAGACACCCCCGGAGGCTGGCTGGCTGTTGGCGAGGAAAGCGGCCGTCAGCGGCGAGGTGTTGTAGAGCTGCACCACCAGCTTTTTGACGAACGCGCGGCGAACGACAAACTGCAATTCTTGCCCGAGCGAGTTGGCGCCTCCCGCGGGGACGATACCTGTACCTAACACCGGCATTGCAATGGCTCCTCGAAAAATCCCTCATCCGCCGCCGGTCAAACGGTGATGGGGTTGAACTCTTTAATGTAGCGGGCCCGCTCCCGCCGCCTTTCCACCCATGATCTCACCGAGAGCGGCATACGCCTGTTCCATGCCGATCTTGTCGAGCTTGGCTTTGTTGCCGATCCCAGGGCCCCACACATCTTTCTCCGGCATGGTGTACACGGGCGGCTGATAGCTCGCCGGGGTGGGCACCGAGGAGCGGCGTTCGGCCAGGTACACGCGCGCCGCGGCGTCGTGCGTCCAGTTCACTTCCTTATCGTCCACCATCATTTTCTCGATGGCGGTGACGTCCTCATCGGTGAGCTTGTAGTCGGCCTTGATCTTGGCGCGACGGTCGCGCACGTTGTCGCGCGCGTCGCGTTCCATGATGGTCCGCTCCAGCTTCAAGCGCTCCTCGCGCTCCGTCGCCACCGCCGCCATGACCCGATCGGCCGCGTCGATTTCAGGGATCGGTGTGTTGGGCGCCACTTTCTTGATGGCCCGTTGCAACACCTCGCGCGTTTCCGGGTTCGCGGCCAGGGTGCGCAGGAGGTTTGAGTTGCCTTCGAGGGTCGCGGCGTGAGCTCGCAGCTCATCGACCGTCATATCCTCGAGCGAGCGCGGCATTTAGCGGCGCCCCGCGTTGGGCTTGGAAATGGTCAGCGGGTTTTTCTGCGCGATGCGGGATGGCTTGTCGAGCCCACCGTGTTCGGCGTAGCGCGGTGGATTGATGATCTGCCCGTTTTCCTTCTCCGGATCGGTGGGCTTGCGCAGTCCTGCCGCACTGGGTTCCAAAAATCGCTGTGCCATAGATCGCCTCTTACTGTGCCGGA